ATCTAGTCGATTAAAGTTTGAAAGCTGAGATGAGTCACGCACATATGGTGAACGTAAGATTTTTGCACCAGGGCGATATGCATAAGCAAATCCGCCTTCAGGGTAATCAAAGTTATCTACTTTCCAGTTGAAGAATGAGAAACCTTGAGCATAACAACCAGAACCTAGTAGGAAACAGTTCTCAGATTCATAACCAGGTAATGCTTGGATAACAGTTGCGTATTGACCAGATGTTGATGTAATCGAACAATCGTCAGGTAATTTAATATTACCTTTTGTATAGTGGGTACCTGGCCCAACCGAGATATGAACTGCATCATTTAAACCGTTTCTGTTAAATGAACCCCCCGCTTTTTCAAGTGCCAGTTCCGCAGCTCTTTCCAAAGTACCAACTGGTTGTAAAATGGTACCTGGTGCGTCATCATCACCATCAATGGCAACATGGACCTTGAGTGCTTTTTCTGTTTTTCTAGCAATCTCGTCAAAGAATTGTCTATATGAAATCTTTTCAGTTTCATCAGTTTTGACATTTTTAATGGCGAAGTAACTGTCTTCGTCCATATTTGGTTCCCACTGTTTGGTGAGTTCCATATCAAAGTCTTTGATTTCACTATCAAGAATTTTTGAATTTCTTATTACAACATTATCAAGATCAAGATCTTCAATAACTGAATTCGCAATTGTTGAATCCTCAATCCGACCTTGGAAAGTTGATTCAGTAATACCTGTATTCGATGCAGAGGAGCTTGTAATTACAGCATCATTAATTGTTACGTCATTCAGACCACCTTGGAAATCTGTATTAGCAATTACAGAATTCTGAATTAAACTATTATCGATGGTTGAGTTTGTAAGTGTTACATTATTACCCGTGCCGTCATTAAATTCAGAGCTTGTGATAACAATGTTATTTGCATTTGAATTTGTAATAGTACCTGCAGTAAATGTTGACTCACCAATCTGTGCGTTGGTAATTGCACCATTTGCAAAATTTGTATCAACAATTTCACTGTTTGAAATAATTACATCTTCAAGTGTTAATCCGTCAATCTGTACGTTTGTAAGAATAGTACCGTTCGCAACACCACCTTCAATGGTAGGGTTGTTAAAGAATGAATCATCAATACGAGAATTTGTAAATACATCATTATTACCAGTACCGTTACTAAAATCAGAACTAGTAATTAAAATATTATTTGCATTTGAATTAATTACATCACCAGCATCGAATACTGAATCTGTAATATAACTCGATGTTACATTAGATTGGTCAAGGACCGAAGCTGTGATGTCGAGGTTGTTACCCGATGAGTTGGTGAGTTCACCAGCATCGAATACTGAATCTGTGATCTGAAGATTGGCGCCAGTTGAATCTGTTAACTGACCGTCATCAAATGTGGATCTAGCGATGTCACCATCATTGAAGTCTGATCTTGCAATAACTGATCTATCAATGTCACCAGCAATAAAATCGGATGTATTGATAGTCACATTATTCAAGGTAGAGTTAGACATTACAACATTAGCAATTGTCCCACCCGTGATTCGGATACGAGAAAATTGCTCGTATTGAATAGCCTCTACAAGTTCTCTTCTGGTGATGTTTTTAGTACCGTCATCACCTTGTACTAGATTTACAATAACAAAAAGATCTTCAGTTCTAGTATTAGCACCGGTAATAGGACCTAATTCTGAAATCTTTGACATATAAAGTCTACCTTTTTTCTTTTATTTATGAATATCAATTCAAGAATTATTTATCACAAGCGCACTTACATGAATTTTTTTCTAATTTTTCAATTTTAGTACTTAACTCTTTTATCGCTTCGACCAGCACAGGAACAATATTACCATATGCAACATTCTTATATTTATCGCTATCTTCTGTAATCACCTGAGGTAAAATGGCTTCTAATTCTTGAGCAATAAAACCAATTTTTTCCTCTGTGTCTCCAATTTTATTATAGGAGACACCTCTCATTTGATTAACTTTATCTAATGAATCCGAAAGATCCTTAATATTTTCCTTGACACGTTTATCAGAAAGTGTTATAAGGTCACCACCGGCCTGTATATTGCCGGTCGCCGTTACAGAACTAGCATTAAAAGTGCCGTCAATATCAATGTTACCAGTATTGCCTTCAAGTGTGATTTTAACATTATCACTGGTGTTTTCCAATTCAATATTGGCTCCATTCCGAACCCGTAATTTATTTCCAATAGTGCCATCTTCATTGACAGTAGTATTAAGACCTGAAGTAATAGTACCCTCTACGTTGAAGGATGTTTTACCACTGTCTGTCCCTAAACCATTTGTTGCCTGGTAAAAAGAAGCACCAGCTACTGTAGGTGTGCCAGACAGATCATCTTTTAGAATAAAATCAACACGGCGATCTGTAGATCTTTCCTCACCGTGGATATACATCATTACATGACCATTATTTTCAAAAATTGTCTGGCCGTTTCTTGCACCAGACTCCGACATGTGATCAAAACGTATTCTTGTATCTGCATCACCTTGGTGAGAAACTTGTCGAGGCACCACAATATCCAAACCAGTGCCGTCATATGACTGTCCAGCAGATATTTCAATTTGATTATTCGCATCTGGTCCAGTGAAAACAATATTATCACCAGCCTTAAATGCACCATGTGCAATATCTACTACAGAACCACTAGCACCCAATGTTGTGTTGCCAGTGACCTCAAGATCAGTTAAGGTAAGTTTACCATTTGGAGAAAGTTTAAACGGTGTGGTTGTAGATGTTTTAATAACAAAATTAGCATCAGTATTATTATCTAGGCCGATGTCCCAGTTAAAAACATTATTTGTAAATCTTGCCTGACCACCACTTGCTCCATATGCAAAAATAGCGGTAACCTTTTGGCCCGAGCTAAATTCACCAGGTTGTGAAAATGTAATATTTGCAGCAGTATTTGCAGCCGCAAAAGTATCTGATGATATGGTGCCGGTTGCCTCAAAATTGGTTGCGGTAAAATCCCCAATAAGGATGGCGTCACCCGTGGTGGTATCACCAGCCGGGGTTGCAGTCACAATTTCCGTTTTCAGGATATCAATAACATCGTTGGTTTTATCAAACCAATTCTGAAACGTTTGTGACGTTTGTAAATTTGTAATTCCAGGTTTAGCCATGTTTATGCTTCTTTTCCAGTGCGTCTATTCTTTCGCAGATCCTAAGTAGAGTCGATTTAATTTCAGAAACATCATCCTGAAGTCTATCAACACGCTTGTAATAAAGCCTTTCCGTTTTATATTTATTCAAAGCTTCAAGGTCGGTGCTGATAATCGCTCTACTATTCGGATCTCTTTGTATCATGTTAATGCTATTCCTCTATAATCTCTCAACGATGGTGCATTATAAGCAGTCGAGGAAAGCATTTCAATTTTTACTGCAAATCTTCTATATCCTGTAAAGGTTCCAGCATCACTAGTATATTCCAAAGCCCCATCGGCATTTTTAGCTGAGTCAGGAACTGCAAATTTAAATTCCTTATAATCTTCTATATTTACCTTAGATGAGAATATATTCTTACCTTCGATAATTTCAAGTTCGATCCAATCAATATTCTCAAAACCTTCACTGTCATAAACATTCTGAGGTTTGATATAACATTTAATATCAGTACCTTGAGGTCTATATCCAGTAATAATAAGTTGGAAATCCTCAGCATCAAAGCTTTCAGCAAGTTCAACTCTCTTTGAGATATACTTAGCTGTAGTACTTGAGCTGTTTGTAATTTTCCATTGATATGCAATGAGTTTTGATAACTCAACATCAACAAGCGGCGATGATGTATTTGAGCCAGCCTGTTTTTTCATATCAACAATAATTTCAAATTTCTTAGTATCCGTCAAGTCATTTGATTTACTGTAAATCACTGCTCCGGATTTGGAGAAGTAATTGTTACTATTAAATTTTAATTGTTGTTCGTAGTAAGTATTAACATCATTGGGTGAAGTGAAACGACCCGTCAACGATGTAGAGGTCGTACCATCATTGGTTCTATTAATGAATGGTTGTATATAGCTTATGTTAATATCATCGATGGAAGCCGTATTAGCTTGCGACCCAGACGAAAGTCCGTATAAGAATACACCTTGGTCAAACTTTCTACCTTCTCTTGCAGAACTGCCTTCGAGGTACATTTCACCTGGGTTTCTTTTATCATAGTGCGATAATTTACCAGAAACAACAGGCAGACCAGAGCTTGATACAAAATCATATGGTGTCTGTTTGTGGGCGACCATTCTTGTAGCCGACGTAATGTCTGTAATTCTGAAAATGTCCTTATTAGTTGAATCGTTAATAAGAATCTCATCATTAATTGCATATGTCGTATCAAGTCCGGACCCTGTAATTACATTATTGCCGACTTCCATTGATACCACATTACTTGTTCCAACAGCAGGATCTTTTAATTGGTAAACATCTTCGTTAAAGTTAAATCTTCCTGAGATATCATTTACAGATAGGAATTCATGATCATTATTCTTAAGACGGATGAAACCTTGATTCTCGTCAAAGCTGTGTCGTCTCAGTTCAAATTTAACATCTTCGTCCTGATATGATTTCCATGCACGGTTATTGGTAGACGTAAAGAGAACACCGTCTCCCCAGTCCTGCACAATTGTTTGGCCTTGAGTATCACCAGGTGATAAATCAAGTCCACCTACCTTTGATGTATAGATTAAATAATCTGGATCATTCCCATCTGGCATTACAACAAATGCATATTCTCTTTCTGAATAGAGTCTTATTGGAGCCTCAAATTGGAATGTAGTAGCTGCAGAAGCATCATCAGAAACATTTACTTGATCTTTTGTATAGTGAACTTTCGAGAAAGGAATAATATTACCAGAAGGGTATCCATTATCTGTTTCACTCAAGTATAGAGTAATACCATTCACCTCTGATTTACGCTTGAAGTACACATCAAGTTCGGATACAAGCAATGATTCACCGCCCTCGACCATACCTTTCTTAATATAGAAGGTTTGTGCAAGAGGGTCGCCTTGCCGTGGGAAGGTAACTGACCTAGCCACAACTGTCTCGTTTAAATTAAACTCTGGTTCCCTTGTAGAAAGTTCAGTTTTCTCTATTGAGAAATTATATGCTCTATATGTAAGAGAAGTAGAGGATGTTGCAGCCGAATCAATAGAATTATATTGATCTACATCTACGACCTTAAGAATTCTATCACCCACAAAGAATGTTGCTTCTGGTATATTAAATACTGCTCTCAGAACACCTCTGGAATCTGTTTTAAGCCCGGCAGTACCAATCGGATCACCGAATGTTTCAATCTCACCTGGACTATCTGCTGCGGTGCCTGGAACAATATGAGCATTCACATCTACACCATCAAAGAAGAAATAATGATTTGTATCTGGTCTTAGACCGCCAACCCAAACCTTAAGTTCTCTTGCAGCAATGAATGGATTGAATTCCACATTGGTAACAAAATCTCCAACTTGTTCTGCAGCACTTCCGACTTCAAGTGTAGAAAATGTATCGTCAACGATTACAGTACCACCGGCTCTGCCAAATGTGTTTACTGCAATACCTTCTTCTGTGAGAACATCCGTAAGAGGTAAGAATTCTTGTAGGTTGTCTACAAAGTCTTCAAACATTGATGCAGTATCAATTGTTAATGGATCTGGGTTTTGAGTAAAATCGTATGCAATATCATATTCTGGTGATAGTCCTCCCAGTCCATTATAGGCATAATAGTTACTCACACAATTTCTAAATTCAGTAGCATACGGCTGATTAAGAACCGTAAGGTTTGAATCCCTTCCTAGTGTCATTACATTAGGATTATTCGTCGGTGGAAATAATTGTGCTCCAGTAGCAGATGAATATTTAAGATCCAATGCAAACTGTTTAACAGCTGGAGTCAATATTTTTTGGTTGTGCAAGATTGCAGCATTATATTCGGGGTCAGCTATTTCAGCAAATGTAAGATCATTAAATGGATCTACAACAAAACCATTTTTAAATCTGGTTCTACCATTTTCGTCAAGTATCGAAAGATTCTGAGTTGAGCTTTCAAGTTGACTTAATGATATGTAATAGTTTAAAGAGTTAACCTTATCATCAATTCGTTTGATGTCCTGCATTTTATAACCCTTGTGGGATTTTTTAATAACAGAGACACCATATGGCCGCATTCCTTTTGCAAGTGCTTCCGCCGGTGTTAAGGCCGGAGAACCTGGAATTTTGACTTCTGCCAAAACCATTTGATCTGGAGATAATGACGGGGGTGTAGGTTTTCTTTCCTCGCGACCTTTAATAATATTAAAAGTACCGTATGAATCAACCGTTACTGCATCTACCCTAGCAAGGAAGTGTTCAATGTCAAGATTTGCCACACCGCCACCTACTGGTGTAATAGGAACCAATGTTGTAAATGTAGGGCTAGCGCCAACCGCACCACTGACATTAGGTGCTGTTGCTGGATTTGTTGCATTATAATCTGCAGCTGCCTCTTTATCAGCATATGGTCTAAAATCAAAGCATTCTCTTAAATAATACTTCCGACCACTAGATGATGTATATACAGGAATATCATCATAATCCAAAGTTGCTGGATAACTATTTACTGCAAAATAATAACTTCTTCCAGCAATAGGATTTATTTCAAACACCTTTAGCTCTACTGTAAGAGTACTATTCGGTGGAATAGGTCTACCTTGAATATATTCAATATATGAAATATCATAATAGGTGTCTTTTTGGTTTCTGATTAATCGGAAACTATTTGTATAATCATCTCCATTACTATCGACAATGTCTATAATTTCATATACATCAGGGAAGCCCAGACTCCATCTGTTATTCTGAGTATCAAATACATGTGCAATTTTAACATGAGTTTCTTTTGCCAATTTTTCAAATGGCTTTGGTGCTGTATTACCTGTTCTATTTCTATTATAATAGACATGTACAGCTGAACCACCAGCACCTTCTGCTGGATCAATTTGAATTCTTAATTGTGTTCCAAGATTTTCAACTACAGAAGACTGAATAGTTAGCTTTGTACCAGTATCCTCAATTACAAGAAGGTCATCCTGATCAAGATAAAAATCTCCGTCTGACCCCGACGAGATAATAATCTGATCTGTCCCACTGTCAACCGAAGCAGCCGCCACTTCTCTGATAGGAAGTTTAGTACAGATAGTATTTTTTAGACTTGTCAGCCCGGTTTCAAAAATAAATGCCTGATTATCGGTGCCTTTTAATCTTGCTGGTTCCACTGCGGTATTTGCAATTTCAATATAACCAGTAGGAACATCAACGCGTTCAACCGTAGCAAAATTTTCACCTGGATTCATTCTTACACCACTGAGATGAATTCTGGTATCAACAATGTTATTAACAAACGCTTCACCAATTTTTGTACTAGAGCTGTTTTTGAGATCAACGGCTGAAGATCTATCAAGATCAATATAGCCGTTCCAATCCAACACATCTACATATTGGCCATATTTAAAACTTACAGTTTGATCTTCTATAATTTCACTATTTGAAATAGGATCGACGGTAAAAAATTGTTCACCTAGATTCTCAATTCTGTAACCTTTAATGTACGCGGTACCTGGACCAATACCTATTTTTAAATCATCTCCTCGTCTTGAGGGGGTGGTCTTAAAATTCTTTACAATGTAGTTTCCAGATTCCTCAAATGTTCTTCGAGCCATTTCATCCCCAAGAACATTATACTCTGCAATATCACGTACTGTAACCTGATTACCATTATTAAATCTAATTAAGCTAAAGAATGACGCATCTGCATCCGCAGTCTCTTGTGATAATACGGTAAGAGATGGAACTAATTTAAGTCTATCTGCACCAGGTGCATTAAAGTTACTTGAACCATTAGCATTATCGTAAAGAGTAGGATCTTCAAAGGCGTTTACCAAATTTTCGGTAACCCGATATCCTACAGCTAATTGGTCTGGAAATCTTGTATATTTACTAACAATAAGAGTCTGTGATTCCGCAAATAGGAAATGTCCTTTTTGGAATATGACACCGGATTCTGCTCTAAGACCATATGATTGTCCTACATGATTAGATAAATCACTGACATCAATTTCTGCTTTAACTGCGGTGGTCTGAATTGGATTTGTTTCGCCGACATCCAAGCCACCTACCTTAAATTTCTTTTCAGAAACTGTAAGCTTTTCACCAGCAATGAATCTGTTATATAGATTTAATGAGGTATCGGTATTAGTGTACCCAATAAAGAATGTATTTAAATTTGGCGGAGCGGATGAAAAGCCTCTTACACCAGAGATCACAATAGCCTTAAGGCCACTTGTCTCGCCGATAATTTCATATACATAATCAATTTCAGTATCAACACCATTGATGTTTTCTACCCCACGTCTACTAACATATGCAGTAGGATCAAAGTTTGTTACTAAATCATTTCCATCTTTTAATTTTACGAATTCCAAACCATTAATGGTTGTAAAGTTACAACCCTTAATAATGCTACCTTCTTTATAGATATTATCACCGAACTGTTCAATTTGGTTTTGTAAAACCGTTTGAAGTTGGGTAAGTTCTCTGGCTTGAACTGCATAACCAGGTTTGAACAATACTCTATAGTACTGAGCTTCCTGACTGTAATCATCAAAATATGGAGCAGTGCTTAAATTTGTGTTAATTGGCATCTGTTATCTATCCCTTAAAATTCCATAACGAATTTAAATTCTTCTCTCGAGTTTTCGGTTCTTTCCAGAGGGAAAAAGTCTTCCATATAATATACCTTCCCGGATCTCTGTACGTATAGTGGTTCTGTGATATTATCAACCACAGGAGTATTTATTCGGATTATTTGACCATTTGATCTTCTAAAATCTAAAGTTGGATCAAAGGAAATATCTGAATTTGCTTGATTATTTGATGGTCCTGAGTATTCAACCAAAGCAACAGTATTGCTTGTATAGTTGACATTATATACTTTACCCTGGAATACGGTTGCATTTGAACCATTAATTTGATAAAGTATTTCATTCTTTTCTACACCAGCTACATCATCTGTGGTAAAGATAAATCTGTTGTCGAATATACCAGGTGTATTTGCACCAGTAATAGGATCATTATTGGCATCCTGAAAAAGTGGATTTTTAACAACACCAACTCTTGAATATGTGTTATTAAAACCAATTTCAGTATTATCAGAACCTGTGATATAGCCATATAGTAATGTGTGTCGACATTTTAATTCATCAACCAAATTTGTTCCATGACCATCAACTGGAGCAAGTACTGGTCTTATAAGTGCTTTTACGTCGATGGTGTTTGTATCGCCAGGATTAAAATCATATACTGGATTTACAACCTCGGCGACCGCATTATTATAATTTTGGCCTTTATTGAGTACTACAACATCGGTTATTGAGCCACCAGTAACAACAGGATATGCTATGGCATTTTGGCCATCACCATTTATTTTAATTCTTGGAAGTATTTTAAATCTGGCATTACTTGTAAACCCAGGATAACCTGAGTACTGTGAATTTGCCTTTGCAGTATTTTGTACAATTACTCTTGCTCTACCATTTTGCTCATCGTATGTATAAACAAGAATAGAAAATAAATCCGTAAAATTATTAATAGGATTTGTTAAGAGAATTGTCTGACCAACATAATATCCAACTGATTGGCCGAAATCACTATTAAAATTGATATAAAAAGATGAAAGATTAGTATTATTGTTATCTACTGGATTACCTTCTAACGTACCGAAAACACTTTTATAGCCATTATTAGAAATTGGATTATCAACTACTATATCTGAAAACGGAGACCCTGCTGTATTTGCAGTTGGATTAGAATCAAATGTTCCTACGATAGGCACATAACCTAATGCATTATATGCATCAAATTCTACCCTTGTCATTGAATACATGAACTTCCAAATATACCCATCTTGAGTATCATATATTTGTTCTTCGTTATCCTCATCCCATTGCGGAGCATTAATTGATTCTGTGCCATCGCCATTGTCTAGGCATTTATATACTCGATAATCCCCTGTACTATGATTTGTAGGTCCAACAACTGAATAGAAGTTAGTCCCTTCCAAATCTACAGTATCATCATATCTTGTATAAACGGTACCTCGTTGCCAAGGAAAATATTTAATCATAAACTTGACATCACTATCAGCTATCTTCTTACCAAAAAGAGTTCCTTCAAGAAATGTTGTTTTGGCTCTAATGGAATTTTCGGACACCGATAGTTCCGTACCAGAAACAAATACGTAGTAGTCGTTCGTCAGAACATCGTCAACGAACCTTCTCGTATTGTCTGTTTTAAAGTTTGTCGTCAAAATTTCTGGCATGTTAATTCCACTACAATAGATGTTATTTTTTATTTATACCAAAGCTTTAACCGCGGCGACGTATTCTAGGCCGAGGATACTTTATTGAACTTTTTTCTCTTCTTCCCGCAGTTTTTAACGGATATACATTACCCGTTTCTTTTCGTTGGTTTTTCCAAAAGAGCATTAAATTGTCACCAGAACCTAAGTTATAAGATTGAGTTGGATCAATGGTTCCTGATTCGTATAATAGATCCACCAATGCATTTTCTCTTACCCAGTTCTGAGCCTCTGCCTGAGTCATTCCCGGCCATGATTCTGCTAGTAATGTTAATACCCCACAAACCTGTGGAGATGCCATACTGGTGCCCGGATATTTACTTTGGCCATATGTAAAGCCTCTAGGATCTGTTCCGCCTCTAGGATCATTAACGGTAGCTAGAGAAGTTTTATCTGTATTATCCACCGCACTCTGAATCCAATCACCTGCTGCATATATGTCGACAGCACTACCCCAATTACTATAACTTGTTTTTCTGTGCTCTCCAGATGGGAGCATGTAATTATCAACACAGCCTACTACAATTGTATTATCAACCCCCTGGCCAGAAGAACCACCACGATGATATGGTAAATCATAATTTATAAGCCCAAGATACATAAATTGATGGCGATTGTTATAGTCTACGTCACCCGCTTTTGTAATTAAATTATTTTCATTACCTGCTGCATAACATATAATAATTCCTTCATTGATAGCATCCTCAATATCTGCAAACCTGTCTGTAAAATATGCTGGTGTTTCACATACATCTACTACTGTATCAGGAACACCATTGCCCGTTGTATCAATAGTTTTCTGAGAACAATTAATGCCTCGGGCTTCCAATTGCGCTGGGGTTAATTCATTAGAAGAACCTACGCCCAGATTTACACCTCTATATGTTATATCATATGGAAATGGAATAGAGCCATAACCGTCCCTGACATGTTCAAGTGTCGATCCATAGCTATGATTTGAAACTGTTGGGTTTCGTCTCCCTGTTTTTGGATTAATTGGCTTATTCTTGTGCCAATTTCTAATATAATCCCACATCGTAGAGCTAATGCTACCATTTGGATTTGAACCATAAGGACTTATATTATAGATATTCGAATCACGAGCCCAACCTTGAGTATTTCCTGCTACTGTTCCTCCGCAATGGGCACCGTGGTTATTATCACCGCTCAGCCCCTGCCCTGCAATATCACTTGCTTGAGAGTATGGTGTATATGTATAGGTACCTCCAGCTCTAGGATCACCCGATTCTGCATAATCAAACCAATTGATTTGATTTATTCTTGGAGCACCGTTTGCTGCTGGTGTATAATATGAAGGACCGAGATCATTATCCCTAAAAATATCTCTTAAAACAGCAAAGTCTGGTTTACTTAACACTGGTTCAAAGTATTTTTTAAACATAGCATGACCCAACGGGTTATTTGCTAACATACCTGCTGGTGTTTTTAACGTATCAGACCATTCCGGTGACAGTGATCCGCCATCCCAAAAAGTACTCATATCCCACATTGACCAATTAACTAAATAAGTATATTCTTTATATGCAACCATAGCTGCATCAGAATCTGTCGCCCAATCTGTAGAATAACCAGAGGGATCGTATAGGTTGGCGTCAATTGCTTCTTTCATTGCAAGATGTAATTCTGTATTTTGCCAATCAAAACTAGGATTGCCTTCGAGTATCGGTCCTAAAGATTGCATAGGAACTTCTGTAGCACTTCCAGGAACTGCACCTGGAATACCAAAGTTATGAATTGTATGGAACAAGTGTTCTGCCAACTCTTCGATATCTCTATTACTTGTCGGAGGATTTGGCCCTGATGTATTTCTATACCATACCATATCATCCACAGCGTTATTATCTAAAAAATCTTGATATCCTGCGTATTGTGCCGCACCTGTGTCTGTTAAAAAGTTTGGTGTATATGAAGCACCACCACCCCAAGCAACTCTTTGTGCTGTAGGTAAGCCTGCATGTGTAGTTCCTGAATCACCTTTTAATGTTTTAATTAAATTGGCTTGGAGTTCTAAATTAATTAAAGGATCTTGTGGATTAATAAGTAATGTAATAAATTTTGCAGTTTTATATGCCCAAGCGTCTGGTACTGCAGTTTGTCCACCTACTGCGCCAGCAATAACACATTTAACTCCACGAACTGTAATTGATCTATCAAATACTGCTCCGTTAGATGAGTCACTTACAAGTGCACCATCTGAATAATCTGTCTCAGTTCCAATTGTTGCAAACTCTGGATGCGCAGGATCAATATGACCGTCTACAATAAGTACATCTACGTTTTTGCCGGATGCTGTTATTGTAAGTTCTGTGACTGATGTTAATGATGATTGGTTGGTGGACGACCAATTTGGCCTAGGTGTATCATCAGAATGTGTTACAAAGCCCCACTGTGTATGAGCAACATTTGGCGCGGTGTCTTTACTAAAGTTTGCATTTTCAATTTTATAACCGTATGGCTTGATTTGTTGAAGATCAATCAGTGATTGTGGTACTATATCCCAAACTCTGTCATCTTCTTTTATTAACTCAGCTTCTTCATAGCTAAGCATATAATTAGTATTCCGACTTATAGGTCTTTTATTTGCTACCTCTACTGATCTATTTGGAATGAATAGATTTCCACCGGGTGTCTCCATATCATCATAAAAGGACTCGAGATCCTCGTGCCTATGAAGAGTAATAACCCATTCTACTATATCAGTAGTATTCATTTATTAGGACTCCAATTGAATTAGCGTTAACGTAACCGTAATACTAGCAAGACCACCTGTATTATTTGTAATTGCAAGAGGAATATTTGTAGATGGCGTTGATTCATTACTAAATCCAAACACACCAGGAGACAACACTACAGTTTCATTTCCTGCTGTTATTACTTCAGCAATTACACCTGAATCTGGTGCTGGATCTTGTAATTGAGTTCTACTTGCATCTGCTGTTCTTGAGGCAATGTCTGTGTAAAGTCTTACCCAAGCAGCCTGTGATACTGCAATTTTGAGAAGAGCATAGCCTTTAAAACCATTAATAACTTGATATGATGTAGTACCGGCCGCAATATTCGCAGCCGTTACATTTCTTTCCATTCTGGTTGGTATGCCACCACCGCCGCCGCCAGT